TGTAAGTGGTAATTCCACATATTTCAAGAGAGCTGCTTTTGATGTTCTTGAATCAATTTCAAATCCTAAAAAGGATATGAGGATTGGTGTTGGATACACCAAAGACATCCCTGCAGAAGAGATGAATGCGGTTCGTGAGGAAGGTTTGAAGAAAATTGAAGATATCAATGATTTGTTTGAGGCGGCATTTCAAGTTCGTATGAAAAGGGGTGCTAATTTTAAACTGCTTGATATCAGTTATATGATGCCTCAAATTATTGACGTTGAGACATCTTTGATTCCTGTTGAACGTGATCATACTATTACCACCAAGTCTGGTAAAGCACGGATGGTAACCGAATAAAAATGAGCGGGGTTTACTACCCCGTTTTTTTATGATTTGTGCTATAAATATAGTTGATTGCCTTCGGGGATCACAAAACACAAACTCGCTTAATAGGAGCTACAATAATGACTAACCTTACGAGGTACAATGCTGCCAACATGAATCAACTGTTGGAACGTATTACCAAAAACAGCATTGGTATGGATGAGTATTTCGATAGACTGTTTGCACTTCACGAAACGACAAGTAACTATCCTCCATACAACTTAGTTCATCTCACTGATGTACAATCTCGGCTTGAGATTGCACTTGCTGGTTTTAAGAAAAAAGAAATCAATGTCTATACCCAAGACGGTAAATTGTTTGTTGAGGGTCAGAAAGAAGATAAAGAAACGGAAACTAACTACATCCACAAGGGTGTGGCTCAACGGTCATTTACACGAGCCTGGACACTCGCTGATGACACGGAAGTTAGATCAGTTGATTTTGAGGATGGGCTTCTGACAGTTCTTATGGGTAGAATTGTTCCAGAGCATCATCAACGTAAAGACTATCTATAAATAAGTAGTCGTCGCCGTAGACGGGGAGGTAACTGGCACAATCCAGTTGACGCCTCCCCTTTTTATTGATAGAATATATCGAGGATAAAATTAATTATGTCTGTTAAAGTTGCATTGCTAAAATCGGGCGAGTCTGTTATTGCAGATCTTAAAGAACTGGTGTTAGAGGATAAGGTGTGTGGATATCTGTTTAAGAATCCTTATATTGTAACTTACTCTCCCAAGCAAATGTTTTTGTCGGAAGAAGTTTCTAGTGATAGTGAAGTAAACGTTCACTTCAATCCTTGGATTCCTTTTACATCTGATAAGGAGGTTCCAGTCAGTCACGATTGGTTGGTTTCAATTGTTAACCCCCTAAATGATATTACAGCACTATATGAGGAGATGTTAAATGGACAAGATGGTGAAGTGTCTTCTACTGAAGAATAATCAAGTAGTTGTTTCTGAAATTACAGAGGTTGGTTCTGAACTTGGTGAACCTGATTGTAAACTAACCAATCCATTCCTATTAGATACTGTAAAGAAACAGTTGGGAGTATGGTTAGATTTTACTGAGCAGAATGAACTTATGATTCATTCTGATTCTATTATGACTATTGCAGATCCTAATAAGGATATACTTGCAAAATATCTTGAGATGATTGCCTAATGCGATTTTATACAAACGTCCAAATGGTTGGAAATCACTTTTTGGTACGTGGTTATGAGAACGGTAAACATTTCATGACTCGTGAAACGTTTAATCCAACTCTTTTTGTTCCATCAAATAAAAAAACAAAATATCAAACTCTCAGTGGAGAACATGTCGAACCAATTAAACCTGGTTCAGTTCGTGATTGTCGTGAGTTCATCAAAAAGTATGATGGTGTAGAAAACTTCAAAGTTCATGGCAACACTGGATACATCTATCAGTACATCTCTGAGATGTATAAGGAAGAGGAAATCAAGTTTGATACAACTAAAGTAAAGATTACCACACTTGATATTGAGGTTGCTTCTGAAAACGGATTCCCTGATGTGGAATCTGCCGCTGAGGAAGTTCTACTAATTACTATCCAGGATTATGCAACAAAGCAGATTCGTACCTGGGGACGTGGACCTTTCAAGAACAAGCAAGAGAATGTTATCTACAAAGGTTTCAGAACTGAGTATGAACTTCTGAGCAGTTTCATAGACTGGTGGATGATTGAGGAAAATACTCCCGAAGTTATCACTGGTTGGAATAGTGAACTGTATGATATTCCTTATCTTGTTCGTAGGATTGAAAGAATCCTTGGTGAGAAGTTGATGAAGCGTCTTTCTCCCTGGGGACTTGTGACTGAGAAAGAAACTTACATTGTTGGACGTAAACATATTTCCTACGATGTTGGTGGTGTCAGCCAGTTAGACTATCTCAATCTCTATAAGAAGTTCACATACAAAGCACAAGAATCCTATCGCCTGGATTATATTGCTAGTGTAGAACTTGGGCAGAAGAAACTCGATCACTCTGAGTACGATACATTCAAGGACTTTTATACAAAGGGTTGGCAGAAGTTTGTAGAATACAACATCATTGACGTGGAACTTGTCGACCGTATGGAAGACAAGATGAAACTGATTGAACTTGCGATTACCATGGCATATGACGCTAAGGTAAACTATACTGATGTGTTCTCACAAGTCCGCATGTGGGATACTATCATTTATAACTATTTGAAGAAAAGGAATATTGTTATTCCTCCTAAAGAACGTTCTGATAAAGACTCTAAGTATGCGGGGGCGTATGTCAAGGAACCGATTCCTGGAAAGTATGATTGGGTTGTGTCTTTTGACCTCAACAGTCTGTATCCTCACCTTATCATGCAGTATAATATCTCACCAGAAACGCTCAGGGATACCAGGCACCCATCAGCAACAGTTGATAAGATACTTAATGAGGAACTGACATTTGAGATGTATAAAGACAATGCGGTATGTGCTAATGGTGCCATGTATCGTAAAGATGTCCGTGGATTTCTGCCAGAATTGATGGAGAAGATTTATAAGGATAGAACAGTCTTTAAGAAAAAAATGCTTTCTGCTAAGCAGCAGTTAGTTGATATTGAAGAGGAAATGAAGCGAAGAGGCATTTTGTAATGGGTTATCTTATTGGTGGTAATAAAGAAGAACACCAGGAAGAAGTTGTTGTCTCTGGCAATAGTAAGTATGCGAAACTCTCTGACAATGAATTGCGGAGGATGCGAACTAATGCTGAGAAAGAAATTTCTAGATGTAATAACATCCAGATGGCGCGTAAGATTCAACTTAACAGTGCTTACGGTGCTATTGGCAATCAGTATTTCAGGTATTACAAGCTTGCCAACGCGGAAGCGATTACGTTATCTGGTCAGGTATCAATCCGCTGGATTGAGAATAAAATGAACGGATATCTAAATAATCTTTTAAAAACAGAAGGCGAAGATTATGTCATCGCATCTGACACTGATTCGATTTATCTTAATCTCGGACCTCTTGTTACTAAATTTTTTAGTGCTAAGTCTGGCGACAAAACAGCAGTTGTGGGGATACTTGACAAGATCTGCCAAGAGAAACTGGAACCTTTTATTGAACGTTCATATCAAGAACTTGCGGATTATGTATCGGCGTATGATCAGAAAATGCAAATGAAGCGTGAGAATATTGCTGAACGTGGTATCTGGACCGCGAAGAAGCGATATATTCTCAACGTATGGGATAGTGAAGGAGTTCGGTATGACGATCCTAAACTAAAGATGATGGGAATTGAAGCAGTTAAATCTTCTACACCTGCTCCCTGTCGTCAGATGATTAAGGATGGACTCAAGTTGATGATGAATGGAACTGAGGAAGAAGTTATTGAGTTCATTGATGATTGTAGAACCAAATTCAAATCACTTTCTCCAGAGGAAATTGCTTTCCCCAGATCAGTTTCAGATGTGGTAAAATACCGTTCCCACTCAGACATCTATGTAAAGGGAACTCCCATTCATTGTCGTGGAGCACTTCTCTTTAATCACTATATTAAGGAGAAAAAACTTGATAACAAGTATTCACTTATTAATAATGGTGAAAAAATTAAGTTCATTTATCTGAAGAAACCAAACATTATTCAGGAGAATGTAATCTCCTTCATTCAGGATTTTCCTACGGAACTTGGACTTGACAAGTACATTGATTATGAATTACAATTTGAGAAAAGTTTTGTAGAACCTCTCAAATCCATTCTCGATTCGATTGGATGGAATGTTGAAAAAACAGTAAACCTTGAACTATTTTTTGGATAATGGATTTCCTCAAAGATATTGTAAAAGAGATTGGTGATGACTTTACCAAACTCGCTTCAGATATAGATGAAAATGAAAGTTTTGTTGACACGGGTTCGTACATTCTTAATGGACTGTGTTCAGGTAGTTTATTTGGTGGTGTATCTGGGAATAAGATTACTGCTATTGCTGGAGAGTCTTCTACTGGAAAGACTTTCTTCAGCCTCGCCGTTGTTAAGAATTTTCTCGATACCAATCCCGATGGCTATTGTCTCTATTTTGATACTGAGGCAGCTATCACTAAGTCCCTACTTGAGTCTAGGGCTATTGACACCTCTCGTTTGGTAGTAGTCAATGTTGTTACCGTTGAGGAGTTCCGTAGCAAGGCACTCAAGGCAGTAGACATTTACTTAAAAAAACCTGAAGACGAACGCAAACCCTGCATGTTTGTGTTAGACTCTCTGGGTATGCTTTCCACAGAGAAGGAGATTACTGACGCACTCAACGACAAACAAGTTCGTGATATGACAAAATCACAACTGATTAAAGGTGCGTTCAGGATGTTGACACTTAAACTGGGGCAGGCTAACATTCCTATGATTGTTACCAACCACACCTACGATGTCATTGGCGCTTATGTTCCTACAAAAGAGATGGGAGGCGGTTCTGGTCTTAAGTATGCTGCTTCTACTATCATCCATCTCAGCAAGAAAAAAGAAAAAGACGGAACAGATGTTGTCGGAAACCTTATCAAGGCAAAGACTGCTAAGTCGCGTTTAAGCAAGGAGAACCAAGATGTTACGGTGCGTTTGTATTACGATGAGCGTGGTCTTGATCGTTATTACGGTCTTCTTGAACTCGGTGAGATTGGCGGACTTTGGAAAAATGTCGCAGGTCGATATGAAATCAACGGAAAGAAGGTCTATGCCAAAGCAATACTTAAAGATCCCGAGCAGTACTTCACTCCTGACATTATGGAGAAACTAGATCAAATTGCAAATACTGAATTCTCTTATGGAACGAATTGAAACAACAATTCTTAGAAACCTAGTATATAATGAAGAATACTCTCGCAAAGTAATACCATTTATTCAACCTGACTATTTTGAACAGAGAACTGAAAGAGTAATCTTTGAAGAGATTACTCAGTTCATTGTTGATTATGGTTCTGCTATCACAACGGAAGCACTAAATATTGAGGTTGAGAACAGAACTGATTTAAACGAGAGTGAAATCAAAGAGACGAGAGATATCTGTCATTCTTTTGATGACTCTCAAGTAGATTATCAGTGGTTACTAGACTCCACTGAAAAGTGGTGTCGTGATCGTGCGATTTATCTTGCACTGATGGAATCTATCGGTATTGCCGATGGTGGTAGTAAAGATAAAAGTCGGGATGCTATTCCTAGTATTCTTTCTGAGGCGCTAGCAGTTTCTTTTGATAATAATATTGGACATGATTACTTACAAAACTACGAGGAAAGATATGACTTCTATCACACCAAGGAAGATAAAATCCCATTTGATCTTGAATACCTTAACAAAATTACCAAAGGTGGTTTACCTAACAAGACTCTTAACATCGCGCTTGCTGGTACAGGCGTCGGCAAGTCTTTATTCATGTGCCACATGGCTAGCTCCGTGCTGCTCCAGGGACGGAACGTTCTATACATTACAATGGAAATGGCAGAAGAAAAAATTGCTGAACGAATTGACGCAAACCTCCTGAATGTTCCTATTCAGGATTTGACTGAACTGCCTAAGTCAACCTTTGAAAACAAGATTAATAAGTTGGCGGCAAAAACTCAAGGAACTCTTATAATTAAAGAATATCCTACAGCATCTGCCCACAGTGGACACTTTAAGGCACTTCTTAATGAGCTTGCACTTAAGAAGTCATTCCACCCTGATATTATTTTCATTGATTACCTTAATATATGCGCTTCCTCCCGCTATAAGCAAGGTGGTTCTATCAACTCATATAGCTATATTAAGTCTATTGCAGAAGAGCTTAGAGGGTTGGCTGTTGAAGCAAATGTCCCTATCGTTTCTGCCACGCAGACCACTCGTTCTGGTTATGGTAGCAGTGATATTGATCTTACTGATACTAGTGAATCCTTTGGTTTGCCTGCTACTGCTGATCTTATGCTTGCCCTTATTTCTACAGATGAGCTTGAGGAGTTGGGACAAATTATGGTGAAGCAGTTGAAGAATAGATATAACGATCTTGCCGTAAACAAGAGATTTGTAGTTGGCATCGATCGCTCTAAGATGCGTCTGTATGATTGTGAACAGTCTGCACAGAATGATATTCTTGACAGTGGGCAGGATGAAGAGTATAATAATGAGGAACACAAACCAAAAAAATCATTTGAGGGGTTTAAGTTTTGAGTGAAGGATACGTAGATAGAGTAAGTTACACAGTTCTCAATAAGACTACTGGTAAAAAAATCTGCGAGTGTGGATGGGAAACAGATGCCATTATGATGGTAAACATGGATCCTCAAAACAGAACTCATGTTCGTAACGATCATCATCTTTATGGACAGACTGTTGATATTACTCCACCCCCTGCACTTCCCACAAATGAAATCGTCGTAAACATGGACGGTGGAGTTGGTGGTTCATGGGAAGAAAAACAACTTGAACCAGAAGTTCTTGAGATTGGTGGACAAAAACTACCATTGCAACAAAAACTTCCACAATCTAATGCACAACCAATTGATTTAAAATGACTAAACATATTGACTTTAAGCGTTATGAAAGGTTTGTAGATGCTGTCACTAGCGAACCATCTACTGACTTTCTTGCACTCTCCGATCGTCTGGTTGAACTGGATGAAAAGGGTGCGAACATCGAACGTCTTCTGACTGCTGGTGTTGGTATCAATGCTGAGGGTGGTGAGTTTTTGGAGATTATCAAGAAGATGATTTTCCAAGGAAAACCTTTCAGCAAGGAAAATCATGAGCACATGGTTATTGAACTTGGCGATTTGCTATGGTATGTCGCTCAGGCATGTATGGCACTTGATGTTTCTTTTGAGGACGTAATTGCTCGTAACGTCAAGAAACTGGAATCACGTTATCCTGAAGGAACCTTTGATGTTTATTTCTCCGAGAATCGTGCGGAGGGTGATTTGTGAAAGATTTTAAAATCCCATTCGCAATCGTATCCTTCCTGTTAGTTCAGGGAGCAGGTGCAGTATGGTGGTCTTCACAAATAGATGGACGAGTCAAAACTCTAGAGGAGCAGAGTCTAAATATTGCCAAAGAAAATCGTAGGTACATTGAGCAAGTGATTCAACCTTCCTACGGTATCAATAAAAATTGGAAAAACCAATACCATGATGAGTGGGTTTTGAAAGGAGGATGGAAATGAACATTGAAATGAACTTAATGCAAGCAGTGGCAGTTCGTTCAGCACTGTTTGAAACTACAAAGCATTTCACATATGATGAGAAATGCACTCCCCCACGAGTCAATAATATTCGTGAGATTATTGTTGAACTTGACAAACAGATTGAATCAGAGTTAGAATCTGAATAACCCTTCGGGGTTTTCTGGGGAATTAGCTCAGTTGGTAGTAGCGTTTGCTTTGCAAGCAAAATGTCAGGAGTTCGAGTCTCCTATTCTCCATTCTAAATAAAAATAAAAGTCTGATGGCAAATAAAAAAATTAGTGCCAACAAAGGGGATGTTGCTGAGGCATTTGTTGGAGCTGCGGTCGCTGCCAGATATGCCAAAAGAATAAAGGGACAAACATCTAGAAC